ATCAAATTAAAACTGCAAGAAGATCTTTAAACGTTCTTTTTCAAGAATGGGGTAATAGAGGAATACATTTTTGGGAAGTAGGAAATACTAATATTAATTTAGTAGCAGGTTCAACAACTAACGTTGATGCTACAGCTGAAGGGTCTGGTATATATACTTTTTATAGAAATTCTACAGATGTGCCTGGAGGTGGAGAACCACCACAAGCTACAACTGTTCCAACAGCTAACGTTTACGGTATCACAGATATTTTAAATGTGTCTTATAGACAAAATTACAATACAACAAATCAAGCAGATACAGGATTAACAAAAGTTGCAAGAGATGCATATGCTGCAACAGCAAATAAAGCATCTAACGGAACACCTTCACAATTTTGGGTACAAAGATTTATTGAAAAAGTTACACTTACAATTTATCCATTACCTAACGCAACTGCAGCAGGAAACTTTCTTAGTGTTTATTATGTTAAAAGAATTCAAGATGCAGGAGCTTATACTAACGCAAGTGATACACCTTTTAGATTTATACCATGTATGATTTCAGGATTATCATATTATTTATCTATGAAGTTTGCACCACAAAGAACACAGGAGATGAAGTTGTTGTACGAAGATGAATTAGCTAGAGCATTATCAGAAGATGGTTCTGCAGCTAGCACATTTATTACTCCGAAAACATACTATCCAAATATATAATGGCTAGATTCGCAAAAGGTAGTAGAGCATTAATGATCTCTGACAGATCAGGAGCAGCATTTCCATATAGAGAAATGGTGCAAGAATGGACGGGTGCGTGGGTACACAATTCTGAGTTTGAAGCTAAACAACCACAATTAGAACCACATCCTGTAGGAGCTGACCCACAAGGTTTAATGCATGCAAGACCTGCAAGAGTAGAATTTGCAGTGCAGGATATTTTACCTGACAATCCATTTACAACAAATTCTAATACAACTTTAAATGTTTCTTTTCCTTCTAATCAAATTAATGAAGGAGAAACTCATGTAAGATTTCAAGCAGTTAAGTCAACAGTTGGTGGTGTTGCTATATCTACTCTAGAATTAGAAACTACTTTAAATGGTGCTATTAATGATACTGTTAATACAGTTATTTTAAATGATGCTTCAGAATTTCCAACATCAGGATATATTGTTATTGAAAAAATAAATGCAACTAGTGGCGCTTATGAAAACGAAACTATTCAATACGCAGGTAAAGCTGGAAATAATTTAACAGGATGCACACGTGGGACATCAGCACCATATAGAGGAAAAGTATTAGCTAATACTCCTGCTAAATCTCACGATAATGGAGCTAAAGTATTTGGATCTCGTTTAGCAACAGCGATTGGAACGACAGAACAAACAGGAGCTCAACCTGCTACAAGAACAATTTATAATTCTCTTACTGTTCCTTTAGTAAGTGCAGCAGCTAGTTCAGAAACAGGAGGCGGTTTTCAGTGTACAATTGGACCCGTTAATGATAGAGGTTAATTATGGCTGGATACACTTACGCAGAATTAACTGATGATATTAGAAATTACACAGAAGTAGATGCTAATGTATTTACAGCAGCTGTTATTAATAGATTTATAGAAAACGCAGAATTTAGAATTAATTTAGATTGTCCTATGGACTCTGACAGGATTCAAGCACAAGCACAATTTGTTGCAAATTTTAATACAATTACAATGCCTAAAAAAACATTATTTGTTAGAGGTATACAAGTATTTAATTCAACAACAGCTATTACAGAACAAGGTGTGTGGTTAGAAAGACGTGACCAAACCTTTATATCGGAATATGTAGGTGAAGCAACCGGACCAGAAGGAGGACAGACTGGTCAAGATGTAAAAGGTTTACCTAAATATTATGCTATGTTTGGGGGTGCTACAACAGGAGCAAACACTACTACATCAGGTGCTGTTTATATAGGTCCTACTCCAGATCAAAACTATCAATATATTATTCATTATAATGCTATGCCAAACGGTTTAGAGACCGATACAGGAGGAACTTACATAAGTAATTACTTTCCTCAAGGACTCTTATATGCATGTTTAGTGGAGGCATTTATGTTTTTAAAAGGTCCACAAGATATGTTGACACTATATGAAAATAAGTATAAAACTTCTTTACAATCGTTTGCAGCGATGCAGATTGGAAGAAGAAGAAGAGACGATTACACGGATGGAACAATAAGAATACCAATCGAGTCAGCGCCTCAGTAATTAGGAGAAAAAAATTATGACAATAACATCGGCAATAGCAAACTCATTCAAAGTAGAGATCCTACAAGGCGGACACAATTTTAATGACGCAAGTGGAGCACCAACAGGTAACACATTTAAAATTGCATTATATTCTAGTGACTCAGCAACATTAAGTAAATCAACTACAGCATATACTGCACCCGCAGATGCAACGGCTGATCCAACAAACACTTATGAAGTAACCACAACATCTTCTGGATACACAGGCGGTGGAAATACTTTAGTAGCATCAGCAGATCCAGTTTTATCTGGCGATACAGCATGTGTTAAATTTAATACTACTACGTGGGGATCATCAGCTTCATTTACAGCAAGAGGATGTTTGATTTATAATACAACTTCAATAACAGGTTTCACTGCTAACAGAGCAGTATGTGCAATTAATTTTGGTGCAGATAAAACTGTAACAACTGGAACTTTTACAATTCAATTCCCAGCTCAAACAGCAGGTAACGCAATCGTTCAGATAGCATAGGGAGTAAGTCCTTATGTCGGCAATCCGAACATTTACAGTCACAGTAGCCAACCCAGGCTCTGGTAATAGATATTATATAGATGGTGTTTTACAGGAAACGGTAAACCTTGCAGAAGGTTATACTTATGTATTTAATTATCCTGCTGGTCATCCTTTTAAATTTTCGACTACTTCAGATGGAACACATTCAGGCGGAGTAGAGTATACGACAGGAGTAACACATAACAGTTCTACTAAAGTTACAATAGTTGTAGCAGATAGCGCACCACAACTTTATTATTATTGTTCTCTTCACCCATACATGGGTGGCCAAGCAAATACAGTATCTTCTGATTCTTGGGGTATGTTAAATTATGGGCATAATACTTGGGGCAGTCAAGATGACGTAGTAACTACTCTTACAGGATTATCAGCAACAACTGCCGTAGGAACACCAACAGCGTTTCATGAAACAGGTTGGGGTGCTGACACATGGGGATTTGAAGGTTGGGGTGGAGCAAATACCATAATAACTTTACCTGGTTTAACCGCGACTACAGCCGTAGGAGATTTAACTGCTGTAATAAGACCAGGTTGGGGTACGTTAAACTGGGGTGAAAATAGTTGGGGTGATGTTGAAGGAACAGAATTTACTTTAAATGGTTTAAGTTTAACAACAAATGTTGGAGAGCTTGCACCAGAAGATGTTGTAGGTTTAACAGGTTTAACAGCTACTACTACATTAAATTCTTTATCATCCATTACAACAGATGCTACATTTACGTTGTCTGGTTTAAGCGCAACTTCTACTGAAGGACTACTTACAACTGATGATCATTCAGTAGGTTTAGTAGGACTATCAGCAACAACTGCTGTTGGAACTATTATTCCAGATAATGTAATGGGCTTAACTGCATTAACTGCTCTTCAAACTAACGTAGGATCGTTTACCATATCTTCAGATCCAGTTACGGCTTTAACAGGAATAAGTGCTTCCACTACTTTAGGAACTGTTACTTCTTCACCGGTTACTATGGTAACCCTTACAGGTCAGTCTTTAACCTCTGCACTAGGCACAGTAACTACGATACAGGAAACTAATGCCTCTTTAGTAGGTCTAGGATTATCTGCTACAATAACATTAAATAATGTAGGAATATCATTTCCAGGTACATACGGAAGAATTATACCTAAAACAAGCACAGGGTATACTAAGATAAATCCAGCATAATTATGTTTGACTTAAAACTATATAACAAGTATAAATACAACAATTAGGAGATTAATAAATGACATCAGCATACACACCTCTTGGCGTAGAGTTAATGGTAACCGGCGAAAACGCTGGTACTTGGGGAACAAAAACAAATACAAATTTAAGTATCATTGAGCAGATCTCTGGTGGATATATATCACAAGCTATTGCAGGATCAGGAACTACAGGATTTTCTAAAACTGATGGTGGAACAGGATCAGTTGTTGCAACAAGAGTTATAGAATTTACAGGTGCTCTTACAGGATCAAGAATTGTTACATTTCCAGTTTTAACAGAAAATTTTTATTTAATTAAAAACACGACTACAAACGCAGAAACATTACAACTTAAAGCAGCTTCAGGTTCAGGTGCAACAGTTACTTGGGCAACAGATGATAAAGGTTGGAAACTAGTTTATTTTGATGGTGTATCAACTAACACTGGTGTTTATGATGTAGGTTTTGGTGCAGCAACTTCACCAGGTGGATCAACAACACAAGTACAGTTTAATAATTCAGGAGCTTTTGGTGGAGATGCAGATTTAATATGGACAGCAGGAACAGCTTTAACAATTAATTCTCAAAAAGAACTTAGATTAGCAGACACAGACGATTCTGCTTATGTAGGAGTAAGATCTCATGCAACAGTAACTGGTTCATATACTTTAACAATGCC